CTCATCTTAAAATGTATGATGCTTCTTCCCTCGCTTATCGTCAAGGTCGCACTCGTCGTGGTTCTTACGCCGCTTATCTGGACATATCTCATCCCGATCTTTTACTCTTTTTGGAGATGAGAAAACCAACAGGAGATCAAAACTTTCGTTGTCTTAATTTACATCACGGTATAAATATTACTGATGATTTTATGAGCGTTCTTGAAAAATGCATGACAGATCCTGACTGCGATGATTCTTGGGAACTCAAGGATCCACACACAGGTGATGTGCGAGAAACCGTATCGGCGCGTGATCTCTGGCAACGTATACTTGAAATGCGTATGCAGACTGGTGAACCGTACATTCATTTTATTGATGAGTCAAATCGCAAGCTTCCGGAATGGTTGAAAAAACTTGACTTGAAGATCAATCAATCCAACCTTTGTTCTGAAATTATACTACCCACCAACGAACAAAGGACAGCAGTATGTTGCCTATCATCAGTGAACCTAGAATACTTTGATGAGTGGTCAAAAAACAAGAGTTTCTTGGCAGACATTCTCGAGATGTTGGACAATGTCCTGGAGAAGTTCATTTCTGATTCTCCTGACGCTGTTAGTCGTGCTAAGTTCTCAGCCATGCAAGAGCGATCAGTTGGTGTTGGAGCACTTGGATTCCATGCATATCTACAGCGAAAAGGAGTGCCCTGGGAATCTGCCCTTGCAAAATCCGCTAACATCAGAATGTTTAAACATATCCGAAAAGGGCTTGATGAGGCTAACCTCAAACTTGGAAAAGAACGGGGCGAGGCTCCCGATGCTAAAGGAACGGGACGGAGATGTAGTCATGTCATGGCAGTGGCTCCAAATGCCTCGTCTTCTATCATCATGGGAAATACATCCCCCTCGATTGAACCGTGGCGAGCTAATGCCTATCGTCAAGATACTCTTTCAGGTGCCTTTTTAAATAAGAATAAGTATCTTGATAAACTTTTGAAAAAGAAATGTGAGGAAGACAGCTCAATCGACTACGATAAAGCATGGTCGACGATTATTGCCAATGATGGATCCGTTCAGGCTCTTAAATTTCTTACAGATTATGAGAAAGATATATATAAAACATCTATGGAAATAGATCAGCGTTGGGTTATAGAGCATGCAGCAGACAGACAGCAGTTTATTGACCAGTCTCAGTCTTTAAACGTTTTCTTTAGACCAGACGCAAATATTTCTTATATTCATGCGGTGCATTTTCTTGCATGGAAGAAAGGTTTAAAGACGATGTATTATTGTCGTTCGGAAAAAATAGGTAAGGCAGATAGAGTTTCTCGTAAAATCGAGAGGCAGATTATTCAGGAAATTGATATGTCAGCAATTGCTGCTGGTGAAGAATGTTTAGCGTGCGAGGGATGATGACTAGAAGATATAATCATTGGTTATGGAATTCGTCCTTTGTTTGCGGTGTGTCAAAAGGGCTATCAAGACTTAATGCATGGATCTGGAGAAAACAGTATGCCGGACGTTAAAATCATCACGGGAATATTATGCGGATATTGTGATGCGGCAAAAAAGCTTTTACAAGATCATGGTCAAGATTATGAAGAGGTCGATGTATTTGAAGCATCGGCACTCATGGAAGAATACAATTTAAAAACAGTACCTCAAATTTTCATTGATGGTGAACTTGTTGAGGGAGGATACACAGGACTAAAGGGATACTACGATGGCCAAGACTCTTAAACTTCAGGACGAGAGAGATTATTTCAAACCTTTCCACTATCCGTGGGCGTATGATGCATGGTTGAAACACGAACAGTCTCACTGGCTGCACACCGAAGTCCCGATGATTGACGATGTTAAGGATTGGAAGAACAATCTTTCGACCGAAGAAAAGTATTTCCTGACCCAGATCTTTCGTTTCTTCACACAGGCTGATATCGATGTTGCGGGTGGATATGTTCGTAATTATCTGCCAGAGTTTCCGCAACCTGAAGTGCGTATGATGCTTTCGTCGTTTGCGGCTCGTGAAGCTCTGCACATTGCTGCATATTCGCATTTGATTGAATCGCTGGGTATGCCTGAGTCAACCTATAACGAGTTTATGGAATACGACGTGATGCGTGAGAAGCATGAGTACTTCGTAAAGAAGGTAAACAATGGTGTTGCATTGCCTGTAAAGCTGGCTGCGATCTCCGCTTTCACGGAGGGTCTTGCGCTGTTTGCTTCTTTCATTATGCTATTGAACTTCCCCCGTCACGGTAAGATGAAAGGCATGGGTCAGATCGTTACGTGGTCAATCGTCGACGAAACACAACATGCCGAGGGTGTTATCAAGCTGTTCCGTACATATGTCGAAGAGAATCGTGAGGTATGGAATGACGCTACGAAAAGTCAGATTTATTCTGTTTGCACAAAAATTGTAGATCTTGAAGATAAGTTTATAGATCTGGCATATCGCATGGGACCTGTTAAGGGTCTTCGTGAATCAGAACTGAAAGAGTATATCCGTTATATTGCAGATCGACGTTTAATTTCTATGGGCATGAAAGGTATATTCAAAGTAAAGCGGAACCCTCTGCCCTGGGTTGAGGAAATGATAAATGCACCAACACACACAAACTTCTTTGAGAATCGAGCGACCGATTATGCAAAGGGAGCACTCTCTGGTTCTTGGGATGAAGTTTGGGCAACGTAAGAGAGATGAATGGACTTTTTAAAACAGAAAATAACATGTGCTGATTGCGGTGCAGATTTCGAGTTAAAGTACAATGATGAAGAACATGATCCAGCATACTGTCCGTTCTGTGGCGCAGATCTTTTCTGGGAAGAAGACGACGACGACGAAGAAGG